GGAGAAGAACACGGTGCGCCGGTTGGTCTGGGGCTGCACCATGGTGCGGGCGGCCTTGCCGAGGGGCCAGGTGGGGAGCGCTTGCTTGCCTTTGATGAGCTCGGCGTCGTGGAAAGCGGAGATTGAGGAGCCGGCGGTGAACTCCTTGTAGACGCTGGCCACGCCCTCGAGGGGTGTCTGGGTGACCAGGAGCTTGCCGCGGCGGGTGATGAGGCGGTAGCGGAGTGTGTCCACCCAGGACTGCGGGACCAGCTCGTCGCACCAGATCAGGTCGGCCTCGCGGCCTTCGATGGTGTTCTCGCTCTGCGTGTAGTTCAGGAAGTCACAGCGTGATCCGTTGGGCAGGATGAATGAGCCGTCGGTGAAGCCATTCTTGCGGCTGTAGTTCAGGTAGTGAATACGGCCCTTCTTGGTGGCCCGGAGGGCGACGGGCAGGTAGTTGTAGATTGCGGGCTGCTGCACGGTGACTGAGGTGGCGTGGCTTGTGTGGCAGCAGAGGACGCTGGCGTTTTCCTTCTCGAGGAGGGTTTGCACCACGCGGCGTGCGGCCCAGAGGGTTTTACCGGCGCGGTTGCCGCCGGAGATCAGCAGCTCCTGGGTGGCTGCGTACTCGGTGTTGGCGATCTCCCAGTGGTCAGGGATGAAACCGTAGGTGTAGGGGTCGGCCTTCTCGAGCAGCACGAGCTGGGTGCGCTTCTGCTTCAGCTCGAGTGCCCGGGGGTGCGAGGCGTCTACCCGGGGGATGACGGGGTGCAACGGCTGCTCGTTCCACCAGGCGGTGTTGCAGGCCTCGGTGCAGAAGCGCTTCTGATGGGGGCCGGTGCGCTGCTTGATGATCTCGAAGGGCTTGGAGCAAACTAGGCAGGTGGGTGGGGTCATTTGTTAAAATTTTTCGTTTTAGAGAACCCGTCGACTTTTAGCGTCGCCGCGGATTGCCCGACCCCCTCCCCCGGGGTGGCCTGGCGTTTGCACATGAGCAGCACATAGGGGCTGTGTAACGGGGTAGGACATTGGGTCTGCCGATGGGTGCTAAAGTGCGTTTCGATCAATGTTTGCAGGGGTTTGCTGCGTGTTTGAGCGTCGAAGTGAATATAACTGCTATTGTAGGCATGAGTGCCCGAAACAGGCCTAAATGCGTGGTTTTCGGTGGTGCTGCCGAGGTAGGGGTAGGACATTTTGGGCCACTACCTAAACCAGGTCGGGCGTCTGCTCGTCGTTCACGGGCGTCACATCGCGCTCTTTCAGGTCCTTCATGAGGTCGCGATGATTAACCGAAGCGGTCATAGCTAGGTGAATTGAGGTGGGTTGTCCCTTAATAACCGCAAGTTTATCCGTTAGCACGGCCACCGCTACGCTTAGTCCACGATCATCGATCAAGTTAATAGAGGATTCGGCCAGTCGCTTGGTGCCCTTCCAGATCGCAACCTCCAGAAAACCCGTCACATCCTTGCGCCAGTCCTCCTCGTTTTCAGGGTAATCGACTGGGACCTTAACGCCTCGGATCAGCTTAAACGCAGTCGTAGGGCTTAGTCCGGTATCTTCCGCTATCTTCTCAAGCGACTTGTTCTCAAGGATACCAGCGACGACAGCGTCCGCTTTCTCTTGGGTCAGCTTGTTGTTGAAGTGTTGATTGGGGTGGTGGCTTTTGACGTACCCGAGCTCTTTGACCGCGTTGAAGACCTTCTCTTGCGTTGCCTGGGGGATCTCGGTGTTACCTGCCAACACGCGCTGGGTGTACAGGTAATTGACTCCGGCTGCCTTGGCGACGTCCTCGATGCTCGGCTTCTTGTCCTTCTTACCCGGCATAAGGCGCAAAGCTAAAGGGAAACTCTCCCCAGTGGTTGAGCTGTTTCTTGGGCTTCATGGAGTAGTGCTTCACTCCGGCCAGGGTCATCCTGACTGCAGCGGCGTAATCCTCACTGAGATACTCGAGTTTACCGGGCATGGACTCCATGGCGAACGGCATCCACAGGGTCGGGAAGCGCTCGACCCTCACATCGTCGCACCAGTCGATCCGATAGGGGTTCTGCACTCCTGACCCTCCCAAGCAATCAAGTGCGCTCATAAGGCAACCTCGAGTGATTGCGAGGCATCCCGATGCGAACATCGTGACAGGAACAAGCTCGGAAGCGCACTCGGCATCATTCACCTGGTGTTTCAGGGCCTGCAGGTGCTCCACCTTCGGGCGTAGGGCTGGTCGGGCCGGGAGCGACCGGCATGAGTAGGGGATGCAGACCGTTGCCTGGTGTTCATGGGCTAGCTCGGCCATGCGGACTATATCGGCTGCAGTGAACTCGATGTCGTGGTCCAATTGGACCCACACATCTTTGCCGGAGTCCAGGAACCACTTGGTGGCGCGGCAACGGGAGCGGCTGATCAGTGCATCCTCCCGGATGGTGCGCAGATCGGTCTGCCTGTCTGAGCGGGCGAACGTGGCCGTCAGGTCGACCCAGGACATCATGCAGGCGGCACTGATGCCACCGTAGGCGTACATCGAGACGTGGATGGATGGGCGGGTGCCTGCCTTGGTTGGCTCCTGCACCACCGAGTTGGGCTGTTGCGCGTGGATGAATGGATCTTTTATCAGATCCTCTGAGTTATTCATTCTGATTTAGAGTTGTGTTTGATTCGTTCTGATTCAAGGAAAGCCTCGTGACCCTTTGCCAATATATACGGCACCGATCCGCGGGATACTCCAATTGCTTTTGCCAAGTCATTGAGTGTCATTCCGAGCTCCCGGAGATCGTAGGCACGCCGGCAGAACTGCGGGGTGTATTTGTCCGGGTGGACGTACTCGGTCGACTCGATGTTGGGGTCGGGCGAACCGTCCGCTAGGAACTTCTGGCTCAGCGGGTAGGACATCAGGCCCTTGTTGATGGCCCACTGCACCAGCCTCGGGCTGTCGTGCAGCAATTTGGTCCTGTCTAGGTCGTACTTGGTTTTCATCAGTAGATCGGGGGCGGGTCGGTGAAGCGGCAGTACTGGCCGTCGTACCACAGAGGAACCAGGCCGCACTCACCGTCTCGCTGTTTGGCGATGGCGATCACAGCCTCACCTTGGGCCTCATGGCGTTCACGGTTGAGCAGTAACACAAGGTCGGCGTCCCTTTCAATCTGCCCGGAGTCGGCCAAGTCGGTCAAACGGGGCACTCGGCCTTTGTCCTTCTCGTTCTCTCGATTGAGCTGGGCCAGGGCAACCACGGCTGTCTTGGTATCAGAGGCCACGCCTTTGAGTCTGCCCGAAACTTCTGCAATCTCATACGTTTTCTTCTCTGCAGCCCTACTGCCGTGGATCTTTTGCAGGTAGTCGACCAGGACCAGCTTCACGCCCCACTTGCGAACAGAACGACGGATTACCGCGGTGATGGTTGCGATGTTAGATACAGATGAACCAGACACAAAATGAATGGGGCTGCCTGCGATCTTGGCTGATGCTGTCGACATAGCCTTCATGCCTCCTTGGTCGAGCTGGCCGGTCTTGATGTCCTGCATCGGTATGGTGCCGATAGTCGAGACCATACGGCGCACAATAGATTCATCGGACATCTCCAGGCTGATGAACAGGGTGGGTATCCTGGCGTCTATGCCGGCTGCCTTGGCAATGGCAATGGCGATGGCTGTCTTTCCGATGCTGGGTCGGGCTGCAATGATGGCCAGCTCACCGTATTGGAATCCATCGGTCATCTGGTCGAGCCTGTGAAAGCCCGAGGTGATCCCGGAAAGCTGTCCCTGCCTCGAGAATCTTTCCTGCGTCGAGTCGATGAAACGGCTGACAACGGACTTGGAAGATTGCACCTCTTCCTTGGAGGCCTCAACGGTGAGCCCTGCCTCGGCATTAGAGACGATTTGATCGACGGAGAGGGTGGAGACAGCGGACTCACGTATCAGACGGTCTCCAGCGGTTCTGAGCTGGCGTCTATGGTAGGCTTCTAGGACTGCCTGGGAGAAGGCCGGATGGTTGGCCGGGCTGGGACACAGCTCGTCGGCCCGGTTCAATTCCTCAAATGGGGGGGTGATCTGAGGAATAGAGCGTTTCCACTCTTTGACCACCGTCGCCATGTTGACCGGCTCGGTCTTAGCGCTCAGGCCTTTGGCGATCTCGTACAGGCAGCGCAGCTTGTCGTGCTGGATAGCTGCAGTCGGGATCTTGGCGAACACCTCGTGGCAGACATCCGAACCACCGGAGAGACAGGCGCCGATCAGGCCGTACTCGTCGTCCTGGGCATAGTAGGGGTCGTTCATAGCCAGTCAGCGATGTTTTGGTTGGAACCGGCCTGTGATTGATTGGAGCCAGAAGCCAATGGGCTCCTAGCCTTGTCGATCTCGCCGTTCCAGTTGTTCAACAGGGTCATCAGCTCGCGGCGAAGGTATTTGTCGTCCGACTGGTAGCGTGCTTCCAAGGCAACCAGGTCTTCCTCTGGAGTGTTGAAGTCGAAGATCTCCTTTAGGGCCTTGATCTCCTTGGTGCTCCATTGGGTCGTAGGTCGACGCTTGATCAAAGCACCGACTCTTAGGCGGAAGGCTTCCAGTTCAGGTGGTAGGTCCCTTTGGGTCTTCTTTGTATCTGTATCTGAAGGAGAAGGAGAAGGAGAGCTATGTTCTGGCCATGCTCCGGCCATTGGGGTCGCCATTGGGGTCGCCATAGCAACCCCATTAGGGTCGCCATCGTCTGGGCATTTATTCCACCTTTTTGCCGCTCCATTGGTTCCCGCAGCCGATTGTCGGGATTTGAAGGCATTCTGTTCCTCCCGGACTTTCTCCAGTCGTTCGTTCTTGAGCGTATGGCCATCGGATAGCCGGAACTTAGCCATGACATAGCCAACGCATGGCGACCCCATAAGTCCGGCTATCCTTGCCACACGCTCTGGATCGTTTGGAATGCCTCCCTTGGTCCATTGATGGCAGAGCAGTCGGATGTAGCCACCGACCTCTTCCGCGCTCATGTCTGAGGTGCCTGCCAGGAAGTCGTCAGCGTAGAACTGAAACGCCGGCGCCTTTCGTTTGGATTCCTCGCTCATTCCTCACCTTTCGATTCGAGGTAAATCTTCCGGTTCTCAATGGCATCCTTTTTCGCTGCTTGGAGCATTTCGCAGATGGTGTCCACATTGTGGATTGCGAACATCACCATGCCGTCTTCACCGCATGGGTTTATTTGCTTGATGCAAACATAGCCCACATCTGAGCCGTAAACGTCTGTTTGGTCCTGACTTTGGATTTCGAGTTTCATGTCTTAAACGGAAAACCCCACCCAGACCGTGCTAGGAACTCGCGCAGAACCAACGCGACGTGTCACGGAAAGGGTGGGGAAAAGTTTGTTGAGCATGGGTCCTGGTTGTGGCGCCGAC